ACCGAGAGCAACCATCGCACTCGTACCACCCTGCACCTGAACAGCGAAGTCGCCGAACTGATAACCAGCCTGCTGAAGACCTGCTCGCATGTTTCGTGACAGAGCTCTGCTCGAACCCTCGAGAACGCGACCAAACTCGTTGACCTGATAGCCAGCGAGTTCCATCTGCTGTCTCACCTGTGCGAGAGCTTTCTGCTGTTCTTCGAGTGTGATGACATTCTGCTCCAGAGAACGATTCAGTGTCTTGACTGCGGCGTCGTACTGCTGCTGAGCACGAGATGCTGGGTCGACAGACGACTTGAGAGACTTGTAAGCCATAGCGAGTTTCCGCTGTCCGTCTAGAGCTCGACGATTGCTGTCGAGCTCTTTCTGAATTTCACGCTCACGCTGCTGCTGAAGCCTGCGACGAGTATCAGCCTGACGTCGAATTTCGTTCAAGTTGCGCTGGATGGACTTCGTGTAGTCCTCCATCGCTTTGATGGCTTGCTTCTCCCCGTATGTCCGGATAAGAAGACCAATTTCACCTAGATCAGCCATCAGTACCTTCCTTAGAGTCGTCGTTCACTGACTTCATCCAAAGCCTGTCCAAACGAAGAACCACGTCAATCTCCCAACCTGAGAGAGCTTCACCACTTACGGTCATCCAAGCAAGAAGATCTTGATAGGATAGTGGATTTACACCCATTGTACCATAGGTTCTGCCCCTATGAACATCAAGAAATTTAGACCACACATTCCTGAGGACTTCCGGGAACGGGGGGAGCTCCAGTTCTTCAGGTGCCTCCCCCGTTTGTTCATGAACTGACTCGAGGTGTTGCCGAATAGTCTTTCCTTCGTAGACCTTGTCCAGAGCGAAAAGACTCTCGGCATAGTTCAAGAGCTCCTCGGTCAGTTCGTCAAAAAAGCCGCGCCGTCCTCCATCGCGAACTCGATCTGCTCACGAATCCACTTGAATTTTTCCAGGATGGTGCGAATGTTCTCTTCGTTGCACGGAAGCTTCTCGCCACTCATCTGGATATTCCACGACTCGATGCAGGCGACGATCATCTTGGTCTGATCTTCGTACAGCTCCTCCGCAGTCAGAGTCAGCTTGCCGCCCGTGCGCTGCGAACGCTTGATGCGGCGGTTCTGCTGCTGATCGCGGATGCGCTTCTGCTTCGAGCTGTACGGTCCGTGCAGTACGATAGTCATCGGCGTTTCGTCGTCGTTGTAGATCACCGTCTGTGTGCGGATGTCGTACAGTTCGATCTCTGTGGTGTCGCTTACGGAACCAATATCGTTCAAGTCCATTTTCTCTACTCCTGTCGGGTTGTCGGGGTTGGAGAGGAGATCGCCCCGACGATCAACCCCCTCTCCGGTATCCGCCGAGGCGAATTACGCTGGTCGAGTGATCACCACATCGGACCCTTCCGTGCTGTCGAACAGCGCCACGAAAGGCAGCGTCACCAGACGAGCGGTGGGGTTGCTCACTGGAACACTCCCGCCGTTGTACTTGATCCGCGGGAATGTGAACGTGTATCCGTTCGTACCAGTTGAGTCGTCGAAGGTCACAGAGAGGCTAGACTCAACCTCGTCGATGAACTTCTGGATTACGTCCGCGTTGACGTAGCGGAGAACAAGAGTGCCGGAGACTTGCGAGTTCCCGTACTCCAGTCCGTACGGTGTCTGCTGGCCAATGACCGGAGATGCCGAGAAACTGTTGTTGATCGAGAAGTCCAGGCTCGTTACAACACCGAGCGAAGTTCCTGCGTCCAGAACAAGACCACTGTGTGTGTCGAAACGGTTCGTGGGTATCAGCATCCGCCGGAGACCCAACCATGGCAGACGTGTTACTGTGAATCATGTCGCTGCCGACCATCTCAAGTGTGGTCTGAACAGCTTGATCCGTCGCGGCACTGACGTTCAGCTGAGATACCGAGAGACCGTTAAAGAGGCGAAACTTGTTGATGTCAGCAGCGTGTTCTTCTATAGTGAAAAACTTCTGCGTACCACCTGTCTTCAGTGTGGTGCCGCTCCAGTCGCTCATGAGAGCTGACGCGATAAAATCGTCGTACGCGGTGCTGCGGAGATCGATCTCCAAGCTGCCCGCCGGATTACGTGTTCCGTGACGCGAGTGACGGCGCATACGGTCGCCGTACTGATCTTCACCTTCTACAAGGTTCTTGGTCAAGTCAAGACTGTGAGTCTTGTACGGAATCTTCTTCAAAGACGGCAGAGCGTTGACTGTACCGAAGACGTCTTGAACTTCGTACGCGAGACTCGCCTGTGATCCGTGAGATTGGGACATTTTATTTCTCCTCAGTGATAGCTGTACCAGCTTATCGTGACAGGGGTGCAGTAGTGGGGTGGATCAGGATATGACAAGCCCAGTTCGGCGTATTCTATCCTCACTATGACCCCAGAGTTGGTGGCGGATTTCGTCGCATCGAGGGTTTCGACGAGTAGCTCAGCGATCTGTAGTCCGGGTCCCGCCCCGACGTTCTCCGGAGTACAGACGAGCAGGTTGTACAGACCGAGATACTGCATCTCAGGGTCTGGACCCCTCACAGATGGTCTGCGCTGGGTCGGGGTAAACTGAGCACGAATAAACGTGTCGTCAGGTGTCGGGTCGAAGTCCACATTCTGTCGGGCGAACGGGGGGAGACCGCTCACACCACTGAGGGTCAGCTCGAGTGCAGCCCTGATGTTCGCGTAAACACTATCAACCATTCTTCAAGTCCTCCACCACTTGCTCAGCGATACGCTTTGCGAGGCTTCGCGCTGTCTGGTACGGGGCGTAGATCACAGGCATCTTCGCTCCCCCGTACTCGACCAGAGGTGCGTGAACTGACTGATTGCGGAAGAACAGTTGCTCCCAGTCTTTGGGTGCTGCGTCGATCTGTGCGTTGAGTTTCTCTATCGCAACGGACGCGAACTGGTCGCGAGATTGCCCCCGCTCTTTTCCGTGCGAGCTCTCTGTTCCTCTGCCACCTGTCCGAGTCGTGTTCAGGTCGTGAGATTCCATGTAGGTTCCGGTGTCAACAGGACTCGCCCGGACAACGACTTCAGTCATTCTGCGGAGATACTCAGTCTTAGCTTCACCGATCTGACCAGTCAGCTGAGACAAGATTGTCTCTACGTTTGTTCTCCTGTCGATAACGCGGTATTCGGTCATGCTGAACTCCTCGGAGCAATACTACACCAGACTGAGTCCGGTGAAAAGCCCACTATCCTCTACCCTGACAAACGAATATCTGAGCTGTGCCGTCGCTGTTGACGAACACGTCCCAGACGCGCTGTATCCTGATCTTACCGAGAACACCCGCGTCGATCGTGTCACCCTCGTCCGGACTCACCGCGCCGCCCGAGCGGATATAGATCTTCCTGTCACCAACGATGATGTTCGTTCCGTCCACGTCGTCCTGAGAGAAACGCGTCAGCGCGATCTTGACGGGGTAGGTCTGCGGGGTTGAGGAGTTGGTCGCGGTCGCGACGTCGTAAGTCTGACCAGTAGCTCGGCGCAGAGTCGCGCTGAACCCGAGATCGTCTACGATGTAGTTCGCTGTCCTTGCGAGTTCGTCACGTGTACTCGTCATCGCCGTTGGTCCTCAGCAGTTCGTCGACTGTGAAGACAGAGCCAAAGCGATCTTCATCGGAGCCGACCTGTTCCATTACTCCGCGAGATACGCCGCCCACGCGCGGCACACCGAGTCCAGTCTTGCCGAACTTCTTCGCTTGCTTCTCAAGCCGCGTTGCGAGAGCTGTGTAAGCCTCGCGGCGCTGCGAGTAGCTGGCCTTCATGCCGCCAGAGTCTACGTCTGTGTCTACGAGACGAGAGTACTTGGCTGCGATTGCGTAACAGATAGATGCGGAGGCGCGATAAACGTCGTCCCCCGCCTCCGATAGTGCGAAGGCGATCCCCTCGTCAGAGACCTGCTGATCCGTCGTCTCGACGTCACCGACAAGGTGCCGAACAGCGTCTCTGCGCTCTTCAGCTGTCTCTGTCCCAGGATTGCCTCCGAATGTCCAAGTCACTCTGCTTCTCCGTTGCGATGAGCGATGATTGCGTCACGCTGAGCAACCTTGGAAGACTTGAGTGATGCACCCTCACGCTCGGCAATGGCCCGAAGAACGACCAAGTTGTCAACGTCGAGGTCGGCGTTGGGGTCCTCGGTGGTGGTCTGTACCGCAGGGGCGGGGGTAGTGTCCTGCACGGGTGTGGTGTCATCTACCTGATCCTCCTCGACGGCCTGAGCACGCAGATGTCCGGACTCGAACATGCGGCGGGCTTTGTCGGCGCTGACGGAGAGTTGACGCCAAGGGAAGATGGTTCCCTTGGGCCAGAGTTTGCCCGCCGCCCGGAAGGGGCGACGAACGATCATGGTGTCGCCGGAACTGAAGGTCTTCGGTTCAATGCGTCGGGTCATTGTGAGTCCCTCCAATTAGGCGACGATGGTGTTCCAGAGGTAGCCGAGATCGGCTGCGACCAGCTTGTGCGTGAACGCCATGCCACCTTCGATCCGGTCGGACTCCAGGTGATCCATGGGGATGCGCTTCATGGCGACACCGAACTCGTTGCCCTGACCGAGGTAGCCAGACCAGGAGAAGGTGTAACCAGCCGAAGCATCCATCAGCGAGGGTGCGGAGTTGGCGAAGCACAGCATCGCGGTCTTACCTGCGATGAAGTTGCTGTCCTCAGTCTCACCCTTCGTGGCGTCGTTGGCGATAGCCTTCGAGACCATGACGCGCTCCACGCCGAACAGTGCCGCGAGGGTCTGCTCGTTGACTCGCGCGGGGTTGCCGTTGCCGACACCGCCCGAGTACTTCACGCGATCCACGATATCTGGGTGGTCCTTCAGCGCACTGAAGGTACGCTTACCGAGGACGAGCGTGTTCGGCTCATATCCGGTGGATTCCAGGATCGTGTTCATGGCTTCTTCGATGTCGCCGATGGGGTCGCCGTCAGTGTAGTCGGACCACTGCTTGACCTGCGGGCCGGAGGGAGTACCGGAGACACCAGCGATGTCGGTAGTCCACTTGCCTGTCGTCATATAGTTGTCGACGAAGCTCTTCTCCTTGCGGATCATCATCTTCTGCATGACGAAACGCTGAGCGGCAGAGGTCAGGTCGAGCACAGAGTCTGCGTTCGACATCGTCTGCCAAGCCAAGTCCTTGTGGAACGAGGTCACGGGGGCGTAGTAGGTCGGCGTATTGTCCAGATCGAAACCTGAACCAGCCGACTCCGTCCCAGGAGCGCGAATACGGGCTTCGTCGCGATTGAAGTCGCCACGATCGAACGTGAAGTAGCGATCCGACTGCTTCGCCACAGCGACGTTCGGGAAAACGCGCGATGCGATGAAGTTCGCAGGATTCTGCATGAAGGCGATCGACAGGTTCGTGAGAACCGCGTCGACGTGGACCGCCTGATTGGTGGGGGTAGTCATTGATCAGCCCTCCTTTACGCTGGCACGAGGCCACGGGGTTGGAACAAGATGGAACCGACAGTGCCGTCCCCACCAGCTTCTGTCGCGACACCGAGAATCTGGTCGCCGACTGCGGCTGCGACGGCTTTACCCGCGGCGTCCGAGGCGAGACTGAGACCGATGGTGACGACGCCGCCGAATTCTACAGGCACGACACCCGAGATAGCGACTTCTGCGGCGCGACCAGCGGCTGCTGGGTCGTTCTGCAGAACACCGACGGCGGAGAGTCCGGCACCTGCCGGATCAACCTGACCGTCTGAGGCGAGAGCCACGAAGCGGTACTGCGATCCCGAGAGATCTTGGCCCGCCTGCATGGTCACGCTCACTTTGCTTTCACTGTAAGCCATGAGTGCAACTCCTTAGTTCTGGGCCTCAGAGGCCAGTTTCCGACCTTCGGCGGTCTTGATGACCTCCGCAAAGCCCTGATGGAAGGTCACGCCGTTTTTGTCTGCGTGTTCCTGCGCCATCTAGTTGAGACGAGCGGTGGGAGTACCCTCGTCGATGTGATCAGCACCTTTCTCGATGAAAGCCTTGCCGAGAGCAGCGTCTGCTTCTTTCAGGGACTTCATCAGTGCTTCGCGAGCGTCCTTGTCCTGAACAGCCTCAGCGGCCTTCAGGATAGCGGCCTTCGCAACATGGGTTCCACCCAGATGCTCGAAAGTCTCGCCAGCACGCTTCTCGAGTTGCTCCTGCTCGCGCTCAGCCTTCATCTTGTTGAGCTCGACGTTCTGGGCCTCGATCTGCTTGAGAATCGGTGCAGGAACGGCAGACTTCTCGATCTTCTCGCCGTTGAACTCGATGTACTCGGGGTCGGCCGCTTTCTTGAGCGACATCTTGCCCTCGTCATCTTCTTCGACGGACATACCTTCTTTCTCGACCATCGACTTGAGATTCTTGTACTTCTCGTCGTTGTTCATTGCTGCTTTCTGGAGTTCAGAGATTTGGTTCTCCTGCTCCTCGAGCTTCTTCGCGAGTTCTTTGGCGTCCACAGGCAGCCCTCCTTCTGATATCTCGCTGTGATTGTGGTGACTCTCGTCACCGGCTCTCTTCCAGAGTACGACACGCGAGTCTGGGTTCGCTGGGTCGTCAACGTGGCTGATCTCATTGATCACGAGCTTGCGCACGATCTTCTTACCTTTATTCTGCGGCATGAAGGTCTCCAATTCCGCCGATCGAGAGCGCGGGAAGTTCCCCGCTCTTAATCATGTCCCACGTGGTGTCGTCGTGTACCTTGAAGCCGACGATCCAGCCCTCTTTCTCGGACGACACACCCAGCATGGACGCGAGTTCTTTGGAGAGGGGAAGCGAGTGAACGACGTCACTGCGCTTTGTCCCGAAGTGCATCGTCTTGCCGACGCGTGTCGTGAGCATGAACTCTGTCGACGCCTTGGTCAGCTCGCTCATCGGGATGTGATCGCCGTGAAGATCGAAGACTGGCTCTCCGTTCACCGTAGCGACTGAGGCCCAGCCCCAGACGATACGCTGCTCATCGTCCATTTTGACGATCTGCACACCTGAGATATGATCAACATTCTTCTTCATGACAGTTGCCATGATAGCTGATACCACGCGCTCAAGCAAGTCCCCATTTTCATCCTCGGAATCATTTTCCTCGTCTTCGTCCAACTCGAACGCCTCGAGATAGTCCTCGTGATCCTCTCCGGGCATGTAGACGGCCTGACCATCGACCTCGTAGACGTGAATCTCGCCACCGAGACCGAGTTCTGCACTGCGGGCGCGAGCTTCCTCCGGCATGGTGAAGCTGTCTTCCTTCACCATTCGCTTCTCCACCTTCGAGGCGACTCCACGCGCCCAGTCTACGCCCGTGGTTCCGCCCCAGAGAAGCCAAGCGACGTGACCAGCATCCTTCCACGGTTCGTCCCTGTACTTCGGGTCGACCTCGGAGTTCTTGCGGTGACGGTTGAACTGCGCCATCCGCTTGACAGTGCTGAGGCTCAGCTTCTCCCCGCCTGCGAGCTGACTCGCCCGAGTCCAGCCGACGCGGGTGCCGCCCTTGACTTCGTCGCCGTACTTCTCGCGCCACGTGATAGCCTTCTTGGCGTTGTTTCGCGCAGAAGCGGGGGGAGTGTAGCCGTCAACTTTCTTCATCGGCTTCTTGCGACCAGTGGTGGGTACGTGGACATCGTCATTCGTCGGTGCGGTCTTCTCTACGACACCACTCTTCCAGTCAGGGTCAAGTGGCTGATAGACCATCGGCCCGAGCACGATGTCGCCCTCGAACGGGGGGATGGTCTGCTCGCCAGCCTGATACGAGAGCGTGATGTGAGGTTGATACGTGTCCCAGTCCCACGACGCACCCATCTCACGGTGCTCCAGATGCTCGCGCGAGAGGCGCTCGTTCTCGATCTTCAGTACGAGAGCTTCACCTTCTTTGCCGAGCCGCGCGATTGCCCTCGAGCCACCGCGGACCACAACCTTGTCCGCCCACACCCCAGCAAGACCACCGTAGGGTTCGGGGTAGTTGTCTGGAATAGACGCATACGCTCTGCGACTGTACACGACAGTCACGTGCATGTCCTCAGGGTCCAGAGTCGTCTCCAGACCGTTCGACTTGGCCCAGTCGACGATCTCCTCAGCGTTCAGGACAGGGCGATAGGCGTACATCGGCACTGCGCCTCGCGCTTTCTTGATCCACTTGCCTTCGTCACTCTTCTTGTAGCCAGCGTCCTCGATCGCGGCCCAAGCTGACGCGAAACTGACAGATTCAGACTTACCCGCGTCTAACTGGCTATTCACGACGCGCATGAACATAGAGCGTCCTGCATCGCTCGGTATCGCGTTCCTAACTGACTGCGGAAGCTCCGATATGTTCTCGTAAGGCATCTTTTTATCCTCTTATTGGTTCTATCCAGCCGAATAGTCCGGCTGTGACGTCCGCAGCCTTGTTACTCGTCGCAGTCAGACCGATCCACTCCCCCGACGGAACTGCGAGGGGATGCGGTAGACCGAGCGTCACGCTGGTGTCCTGGACTCCGACGGCTGCGAGCGGGTACAGAATCCCCTCGTCGGCGTAGCTGTCGAGCAGGACTCGGGTAGTCTGAATCTTGATCACCACCCGCGCGGCCGACGTACCACTCACCGCCCCGGCGTAGAGTGAGTGGACGACGAATATCTTCCCAGCAGGAACACGAAAGAAACTCGTGTCGAGCTGCACTGATCCCACTCCGATCTTGCCGTACGTCACCCCGCCGGACGTCATCGTCACGTCACCCGCTGGCGGACCACCCCGATGATACGCGGAGAGCACTGCTCTCACGTCCGCCGCCTGTGTGAGGACCGGAGTCAGGCCGGTGAGTGTAATCACCTCCGTCTGCTCGTTCAGGTCGCCGTCGAGGTAGTGTAGAACGATCTGTCCGGTGTCGGCCGCGCTGGTGCTGACTACTGAGAGCTGAACTCTGTTCGGAACGACGAAGGTGCTGCCCATCGTCGTCTCCCAGACGGGCTGCTCGTTCATCGGTCCGCTGGAGACGTACTCACCGAACGTGCTGATCGGGCGAGACTCTGCGACATCACCCCTCGCGACGTCCAGTCCGTACTGGCTCCGCCAGATGCGCTCGGGCCAAGGCGTCTTAGACGACGTCATCGTCATCACCTATCTCTTCTTCCTCGACGTTGCGGGCCGAAGTCGGTGGCAGGCCGGCGGCCTTCCGCGCAGCGGACTCCAGAACGTCGTCCGGGAACATCTCAGCTCCTGCGAGGGCCATGGAGCGGATGAACTTACCGAGTTCGTCGATGTCGACGGGTGCGAGGTTGGAGTAGCCGAGGCGCGGCATCATCTCAGATGGGAATGAGTTCATGCTCCACAACTGCGGGAGAACCTTGCGGTTGATGGGATCACAGATGCTGTTCAGGAACGCCTGCATCGCCTTGATGAAGATGTCACTCTTGGAGCGACTCATCGCGAAGCTGCCTCGGTCGTTCATACCCATCGTCAGGAAGTCTGCGAGCACGGTGCGGGCGATGTCCTGCTGGTGGCGAACGACGACCTTGTGCGTGTCGATGTCGCGCGAGCCGTTGCTGGCGACGAGGTCGAAGGCGACGGCGTACTTGTCACTGAGCTTGCCGTCGTCGTCCTCCTGGAGGTCGGACGGCAGCATGACGAAACCCTGCTGGTTCTTCTTGACGTCCCGGAGAATGGTCTCGAACTTGTTGACGAACGCCTTCTTCCACTCAGGTGCGTCGTCTGCGAGGTAGTCGCTCGGTACGCGACCGACGGGCAGACCGTTCAGCTCCCGCTCGATGGCGACGGCCTCGTACTCCTGGATGTGCTTCGCGTAGACGTAGCTGCGATAGGCATTGCGCAGAACACTTCGGCCCGCTGGGTCCGCGTAGCTGGACATCGGCCGCAGGAGGAGCATCCGCTCAGCCTCGATGTAGACGTTCGGGAGGCCGGAGTAGCTGTTCTGCCAGACGCCGAAGATGTTGCCCTGAGCATCGACGTCGAACCGATCAACCGTCCACTGTGCGCGAGGACCGAACTTCTTGATCCCGATGCGACCGTCCGCGCGGCGCTTGAGTACGATCTCGAACAGCGAGAATCCGTACGTGAGGAAGCTCATCGCGTCGCTGAGGAACTGGTCGAACGTGAAGTCCATGTCCTCGAAGATACTCTCGGCGAACTTCGCGTACTCGCCCGTCGCGTCGGCGGGGGCGGGGGTGAAGCTCCACGTCGCCCCGCGAGCGAGCATCTCGATAGCTGACATCACGGAGCCGACCGTCGGGTCGTACTCCCGCATCTCGCGGAACTTCTTGATGCCGCGAAGCCCGCTGAGCTCGCGAAGAAGTTCGTCTGTGCGGATACCGTTGCGGAAATCGTACGCTCCGGCGACCCCGCGCTCACTGAATGACTTCGGGTTACGTCCCACGCTTATATCCTCGCGAATTCATTGTTCTGTTTACCCTCGCGCAGAGCGAGGTTCGTCTCTTTGCGCTTGCGCTTGCCCATCAGGTCTGTGATCGCCCAGACCAGAGCGTCGACGCGGTCGGGCGAGCCGTCGCCCACGTATCCGTCGTTCGTCATGAGCATCATCTGCTGCTCGAGCTTCTCCAAGCCCTTCACGTGCTTCACGCGCCCCTGCTCGTACAGAGCGGCGACTGGCTCAGCCCGAACGACCTTGCCCCTGCTCGCCCTGACTGACTTGTACGACACCTCGGGATCGACCGTGCGGATGACTGACTCAACCATCGCACCACCGAAGTTCACCTCGGCAACCATACGATCTGCCTCGAAGTCTTCGTAGGCGTTCACAGCAGCGCGGCCCCACGCGGACGGCCCGCCCTTGACGGTCCTGTCGGCGAGAACATAGTACTCGTCGGCGTCGTCGCCGCAGTCGATCACGCCGACTACGACGATACCGATCTCGTCCGCAGACTCCTCACCCCCGCCAGCGCCCGACGGGTCCACCGCCACGACGATGCGCGAGAGGTTCTCCGGCACCTGATCCACGTGGATCAGCATCTCGTCCGCCCAGATAGCGCCAGTCACCTCATCCAACAGTTCAGCCAGCAGCTCCTGCCGCCCGAGACGGGTTCCCTCATACTTCTCCTTGAACTTGCGGAGCACCGAGGCTGGCAGGTGAGCAGAGTTATCATATGTCGTAGCCCGACTGACGACCGTGCTCGGATCAGCCAAGATCGTGCGGATCAGGGGGGTCGTGCGGGGGGTAGTCGTCACCACGATTGTCGGTAACTCACCTAATCGCAGACCGAACAGGAGGTTGTCCCAGAGGTCAGGTCCGGCCTTGCCCCACGCACCGAGCTCGTCGCACCAAGCGCGGTGATGCTGCGGGCCGCGAAGGCGCTCGGCCTCCTCCGCGGAGTAGCCGAAGTAGAGCGACTCTCCGCCGTCGACGGTGCTAGTCTTCAGTTCGAGGCTCGTTCTGTTGTAGTTCACGACGAGTTCTTTCGGTATGCGAGCCAGGAGCCCAGACTCACCCTCGAAGCACGTCTTGCGAACGTCGTTGTTCGTCGGACCCACGACCGCGATTCGCTGCGGTTGTATGAAGCTCGGCCACCAGACGTCCTCGGCCCCTGCTCGGGTCTTACCTGATCCGCGGCCTCCCATCAGCATCCAGACGAAGTAGTCCTCAGGCGGGAGTTGGTCCGGGCGGGCAGTCTGCAACCACTCCAGACGACGGTTCATGCCGATGAGTTGCTCCCCCGAGAGCAGGGCGAGTTCTGAGTGGATCTGGGCTCGGGTGCGGTCGTCCATGAAGTTGGGTCTCTGTTCTGGGCGAAAAAATTTTGGTTCGGGGTCCTCGGCACAGCGTAGCACACTCGAGGAGGCGCAGACAAGTGCGAAGAGTGGATTCTAATTTTGGTGATAGAGTTTGTGGGGTGGAGCGCGGCCCGTTTGGGCAAGCCCGTCCGGGCTTTTTGTAATTTGTTGTGGGCGGGGGTACCCCCACCCACCGTTTGCGTTAGCCTAGTACAATGTGGGCGCGCTTTACATCCCAACGTATATCCTCTCTGGTTGCACCTGCTTGTACAGCTTGCGCAACTGTTTGGCCAACCTTGTACGCGGCAAACCGGGCATGGGCGGCGGTACCGGGGCGCTTGGGGTTGGCAACAACCGCCACAATAGTGGCAGCGTTGTTGGCAGGTGTATTGCCTTTAGTGGCTTGTACGGTTGCGCCAATGGTTGCTTGCGGGTTGGTGGCGGGCGCGGCGGGCGCGGCGGGCGCGGGCGCGGCGGGCGCGGTTGCTTTGGTTGCGGTTGCTTTGGTTGCGGTTGCGTTAGCCATTGTATTAGTGCCTTTGTATAAATGGCCAGCCATTATGGCGGGCCTATG